CGGCATCCCGGGGAAAGACGGAGTAGGAATAATTTCCACAACAATTACCTATCAGATAGGAAGTAGTGGTACGGTGGTTCCTACTGGGGCCTGGTCAAGTAATATACCTACAGCCGTTCCAGGTGGCTATCTATGGACAAAAACAGTTTGGAACTACAGCGACAATACATCAGAAGTTGGATATAATGTATCGAAATATGGCGAACGCGGAAATACGGGGCCTACTTTACGCGGGCCTCAGTCCTGGAGCGATTGCGTAGTAGGTTACGTATTTCAGTCGGGGGGGAATTCAGATACCTGGAAAGATGTTGCAATGTATGGGGATAATTATTACAGTTGTGTAAAGTCGCACACTAAGACTTCTACAAATTATCCAACTAGTACGGAAGATAATAATAATGGTTACTGGCAACTTGGAGACAAAATAGAACTTGTGGCCACAAAGATATTATTAGCTACATATGCATTGGTTAAGAACATGGGTGTAGAAGCCATAGACATGAAAGATAGTTCCGGTAATATATTATTTCAAGCTAAAGACGGGAATGTTATTTGCAAGACAGGAACTTTTGAAAATATAACAATTAAAAGCGAGGATGCAATACATGGAAACAGCATTATAATAGATGCTAATAGTGGGGGATTAAAAATGCGCGGGCCCGTATCGGTGCAGGATGGGACAAACTTACCGCAGGGGGACGCCAGAACTGATTTAGTTAGATTTAATTATGAAACAGATTCGGACAGTCTAACACGGGTTGGTAATTTAGAATTACTATCAGGTAGAGGGGTGAAAATTAGGATAGATCCGATTGAAGGACTGACCTATACCGACGGATTAGGAAATACCCATTATAAAACATGGGACACTATATTTAATACATAATATTAAAATTAAGATTATGACAAAACAAACAAAAAAGTTGAGTGCCCAAACTACTGTTACAACAGTAAATACGGGCCAAAAAGTACTGATGACGGATGCCAACGGTAATGTGACACTTATCGCGCCTTCTGATTTAAAGACGGCGATGATTGGGAGTGTAAATTTAAACGGAATAGAAGATGGTATTTTTATAATGTACCATCGAAAATCAGACAATTACCCTTTGATGGTAAAACCGTATAAGTGGACAGCAATACAGACAGGGGGAGAAACCTCCGACGGTGTTGTTATTGTTGAGGGCGGAAAATGCCTTGTGGTGGCACCTACTGAGTCAGCAAGTAAATTAAACTGGAGTAGCGCTGCTATTAGCGGGGGAGGTGTGACTACACCCGATCGGGTTACTGCCATAAACGACTGGGCCGGAAAAACAAATACCGCCGCTCAAATTGCCGCTTCCGGAAGTGCTGTTACAAATACAGTTAGCTATGCCCCGGGCTTTTGTAATTTATATAGCCGCGTAAATGCAAATAGTTATGGATTGACAGCGGGTAAATGGTGGCTTCCTTCCACAGGTGAAATGATGATGATATATGCTAACATGCTTAAAGTAAATTACGCTCTAAGTCTTATTAGTGGTGCTATGCAGTTAGTAGAAGATGCTTATTGGACATCTACCGAGGACAGCGCTACGAATGCCTGGTATCTGAGTCTTACCGACGGCGGCGTGAGCAACTACACTAAGTCTACGTTCACGATTCGAGTTCGCCCTGTGTCAGCATTTATTTCTTAATCTTTAACTCTTTTAAATTTTAGGTGCGGCGAAAGCCGCACCATATTACAAATTAGGATGGACAAAATAAAATTAGTGTCAAATACACGCATATACATAGATGTAAATACACTATTGGATAAAATATTAGATATTACACCGAACTTTCCACACGCCTATAAATATACCATAGGGGCTAAGATGCACGATCTAGGTATACAACTTTTACAGGACATAGCGGCGGCGTACATAAATCGTAATAGAGAAATTCGTATACAGTATTTAATAAATTTCCAAACTGAATTTGAAATTTTAAAAACCCTAATGCGTAAAGCTGGAGAAAGAGAATGGATAAAAGGAAGAGGACAGCATGCAAATATTATAGAATTAATGGACGCCATAGGCAAACAGTGTACAGCTTGGAAAAACTCACTAATTAGAGAGCAGCCAGAACCGGGCAGTTAAGACCAACCGGGAGAGCAATTTCCGTAATAAATGGGCTGCATACCATCATTCATGGTTAAGAAAACAATGCAGCACAGATTTGCGACTTACCGAGAACAGCGCTACGAATGCCTGGAATCTGAATCTTAACGACGGCAACATGAACAACAACACTAAGTCTACGAACACGAATCGAGTTCGCCCTGTGTCAGCACTATTTACGGATTTTATAAATAACAAATTATGGTTAATACAGAAGATATTTTAGAAGCGTACTATAACTGCCGCAAAAATAAGCGGAGAACAGCTAGCGCGATAGTGTATGAAATAAACTACGAAAGTAATTTAATTACTTTACGAGATCGTATCAACACCCGAGCGTACACACCGGGTAAATCAATCTGTTTTATCGTGTCACGACCACGATATAGAGAAGTATTTGCGGCGTCCTTTGAAGATAGAATAGTACACCATTATATAGCGCTTCGGCTGGAATCGCTATTTGAATTAGTATTTAGCCCGCGTACGTTTAACTGCCGAAAAGGAAAAGGACAACTGTACGGAATTAACAGACTACGCCAAGACATAGCGGAATGCAGCAACATGTATACCACTGATTGCTACATATTGAAACTTGATTTAAAAGGCTTTTTCATGAGCATTGATAAAATGTTATTAGCCCGGATAATAGACCAATTTATAGTTAAGTATTATACCGGTGCGGATATTGACGATTTACGCTACCTATGTCAAACGGTGGTGTTACACCATCCGGAAAGGAACTGTGAACGACATAGCCCGACTAAGTATTGGGATTATCTCCCGGCTAATAAATCGTTATTTACCAACAGCGAAAACAAAGGCGTAGCCATCGGGAATTTATTTGCTCAACTATTTGCTAATTTTTTACTCAACGCGGTAGACTGGTATATAGAAGATTTAGGCATAAAATACCACGGCAGATACGTAGACGATATGTATTGTATACACGCCGATAAAAAGAAGCTGCTAAGTATTATACCGGCAATGCGTAACAAGCTGGCAAGTTTGGGCCTAAGCTTCAATGAAAAGAAGTTTTATTTGCAATACTATAAAAAGGGCGTAGAGTTTACGGGCGCTATCGTAAAACCGGGTCGTGTGTTTTGTTGCAATCGAACGCTAACTAACTTTATAGCAGCTGTGCGCCGATTGAATAGGGCCAAGACACTGCCAGAAATACGTCACTGTATTTGCTCTATCAATTCATACTTAGGTCTTATGAGACATAACAATGAATACTCAAATAGATGCCGCATTTTAAATATGATAGATAGCCGATTATTCGAGTACCTATACATAAAAGGACACCACGAATCGGTAGCGATAAAGAAAAAATATAAAACCAGGGAATTAACATTAAAACGTATTCGTGATGGCGACTATTGAAGAAACAAGTAAACCGGTAACGGTACTAAGAACAGATGAAATAAATATGAATCTGTTATTTTTATTAGAATCGCGGTATATAGTAATAATATCGCAAAAAGACAACGAAATAGTTTTAGAACTTTATAACAAACAGAGCAATGTATAATGTAATTTTAGAATTTGCGCAGCATCATTTATTTTTGCATGTTGTACTAATCTTTATTAGCACCCTGGCGCTGTTGGTAGCGATGGGTACGGATTTAATTTTCGGAGTTAGAAAAGCTAAACAGTCAGGCAGGGCCAGGACGTCAACGGGGTATAAAAAAACCTGCGAAAAAGGACGAAAATACTTTTCCCCATATATCGTACTGATATGTATAGACCTAATAACATGCGTGATCGTGCCATTCCCTGCCTTTTCGATGGCTTGGGCTGCCTGGTGTGTTTACTGCGAATTTAAGAGTGTACGCGAAAAGGCCTGGCAGAAAGAAGAACTACGCAATGCTGAAAATACTATGAATGTCATAATACAGAATAAAGACGACATAGCAAAATTATTAAAAGAAGTATTATTTACGGAGGACAAAAATAATGAGAAAGATAAATCTAATAATAGTGCACTGTAGTGCAACACCGGAAGGCAAAGACTTTACGGTGGATGATATTACACGCTGGCATAAGGCGCGCGGGTTTAAAACAATAGGTTACCATTTTGTTATCTACCGTGATGGAACGATACATGGAGGGCGACCAGTTAGCGAGATAGGAGCGCACTGCGTAGGACATAACGCTAATAGTATAGGTGTTTGCTATATCGGAGGTCTAGCCACGGATGGGAAAACGCCAAAAGACACGCGTACAGACGCTCAAAAATCTTCACTGCGTAACTTATTAACTCAGCTTAAAAAAAGCTATCCCGGCGCCACTATACATGGCCACCGTGATTTTGCGGCAAAGGCGTGCCCGTCTTTCGACGCAACAAAAGAATATTATAATTTATAAAACAAAAAGATCATGGAACGACTATTAATAATATTTTCGGCCGTCCTGGCCGTCCTAGTAAGCCTTAGTGGCTGCCGAGTAACTAAGTACATAGATAAGCCGGTTAAAGTGCCCTACGCCGTTCACGATACGCTTAGGGCTTCAACCTACGCGGTAGATACAATTTACAACCGCGACAGCATCTACGTAGACGGGCAGACCATCTACAAAGAAAAATGGAGATTTAAGATACAAATACGGCACGATACTGTGTACAATCATAAAATAGATAGCGTTAGTGTGCCGGTGTATCTTAACACGACAACGGAAATAGACGTGCCCTGGTATAACAAAATATTCATACATATAGGCCGAATATGCCTAATAGCTATAATAATTTGTGCAGCTATATATCTAATACGTTTGTATCTAAGACGATAAATTAACTTTCTGAAAACGCACGCCGCGGCCGCCTGTGATAGGTAGACGCGGTTTTTATTTCCCCATTATATAATCTATCACCTGTCGATTTGCGGAATCTACCTTATCACGATTATACTTTATATACACACCCGTAACCTTTGCGCCGTGAGAGTGCCCTAGGGCTTCGCTAATAGTGTCTTTGGGTATATCGAGTTCAGCGGCAAAAGTAGCCCAGCTGTAGCGCGCATAGTATATAGATAGATGTTTGTCTATAGGATCCATTTCTCTGCGATTATTGCCGGTTAGGATATAATTACCTTTTTT